CTGGCCACTATGGCAAAATGAGTACTTTCGTTTTCAACTACCAGTCGGACGCTTTATCATACTCTGACCAATCTGAGAGGTCGGGCGGTAGGTCAGGTATATCGACCGCAAAGTCTTCAACGGTCATAGTGGCCAATGACGTATTCAACATTTTTTGTTTTGCGATGGCCTCGGGCGTTCTATTATACTCGACAGCAACCTTACGCATAGCACTTCGCATATTATCAGTAACAGGCCTGTCAGCATTAGCACACGATTGGCTGCAGAATAGTCCACGTTTACGGTGTTCTTTATTACAGGTCGGACATTTTTTTATTTTATATTGGCCACTCATAGGTCACGGATTCTCGCTGGTTTACTACAGGTCGGTTACTACCTGATTATACACAGGTTATACTATAGTTATCAACAGGTTATTTGATGGTTTTCTTATATTCTTCTATTGCTCTTACCGCTTCTTGTTCGGTATTATATGTACCTATATCAATGGTAATCTTAGCAACCCATCGTTGGAAGTCTTTGGTCTTATATATTCCAACATGATTACTTGACCTTTTATGTTTGGCAAGGTTATCTTCAGCAGGAATTGCTTGAAGGTTTTCTATACGGTTATCGAATCGGTCATGGTTAATATGGTCTACATGATATCCTTTTGGTATAGAACCATGGTGGTAAATGTATATCAGTCTATGTACAGGTACGGTATATTCTTTTAATTTTGTATATGAATATCCCGCAGAGGTTGGTTTAGTTCCGGTTCTCTTATTATTCTTCTTACGGATTAGATAACCATTGGCATCATACAAAAATATCTCTTGGACAAGGGATTGGTCAGGATTGGAAATATACATGATTCACAGTTTCTCTCCGCAATGTGGACATAACTTGGTATTAGCATTACGCATTTCTTTTAGCGACTTGTTTAGTTTACGTGCATCGGTGGTGATACGGCGTATGGCTTTACGGTCTCTATCACTCTTGGCTTTGGTTAGTTCTTCTTTGAGGTGTAACTTCATCTTATTCAGGCGACCTTCAAAGATTTCAATGAAGCCTGTTATTCCTGCGCCACTCATTCTTTCACCTCTTCGGCACCACTTAGAACTCTCATTTTTTCTAGTAGTTCACCTAATGGCTCGGTCATTAATGCACGGCAGCAACTGACATAGATTGGTGCAAACATTCGGCCACTATCGGATTCTTCTCTACGGTTTAGGTACTGCTCAAAGAATTCCTTCACACATTCTTTTAGTTCATCAGGTTGGTTCATTTTTTACTTTGGTTGTGCATATCCCATAATACTACAGCAATGGTAATGGCTATGGTTACAATAAAAATGATTACGTCAATGGTCATGGTGAGGCATCATTTCATAGTCATCTGGCAGGTCTTCTATACGTAGGAATATAGGGTTTAGTTCTTTTAGCATATCAAGTTCTCCTTGAATAATTGGATCATCCGACTGTAGGTCTTTAAACTCTATCAATGCATTACCTCTGGGCTCTTTGGCGTTTTTACTGCCACTTCGGATAACAACTGGCGGAAGTCTTGGCCAGTACCACAGCTCTCGTTAATCAGCAGAATTCTAGCAAGTACAATAGAGGTAAAAGACAATGGCGGTAATTGGTATTTACCTATCATGTCACCAAAGGTGGCATCAAGTTCGTTTATCATTTTAATTAGGTTATCGTCAGTCATTCTTTGGCTCTTGTATGATAATGGGTACAGGCGGTTTTCTCAAAGCATCTTCAATCATCTCGGTTAAACTCTTGCCCTTGGATGGTCTATAGTTCGGGTTGCGGTGTGTCTCGGCCAACATCCAATCTGGCATTGGCTCTACATCATCCGGTTTACCCCAATGGTTATTTTGCATATACTGTATTGCTTTCTTCTAATCGATTGTAAACTGTATGAAATACTAAATCGGTTGCACCTGTATTATACACTCTATGTAAATGACCATCAGGCACCAATACAATAGAACCGGCCTGAACATCTACGGTTTCAATGCCAATCTTTATTCTACCTTGGCCAAACTGAAAGAAATAAACCTCTTCCACGCCATCATGGAAATGGCCCTTTGTCTCTTGGCCACTATGCAATATAATCTGTGATAATACCAGTTTATCCAACTTCAGGTTATCTATAACAGAATAGACCAAGGTGTGACGTTCATCATCACCTTTAATGTTATAGTTTTCATAATGGTGTATCATTACCAACTCCATACATTAACATCATAGCATCCAATACACAATCATCAATAGGATTATGCTTAGTGATATGCAAATCTTTATCGAATGTCTCAACCCAAGGCGGTGTTACCACTTTGCAATAACCTACTGTAGTACCATACAAAAAGTCAATGGCAGTACGGACATCACGCCACCGTTGAAATGGCCAGATAGGTTGAATCTCTAGTTGTTCTTCAAATGAATCCAGTATCAATTGGTCAAGGTTGCCACGTGCCCATATCCAACAGTTGGTGTCGTTCTTAGACTTTGCCCATGCCCTCATGTCTTCATAGCCATTCTCAAACTTAACATCAATTGCCTTATTTGGCTTGAGTGATACAGTACGGACATTCTCACATTGCTTTGACCACCATTCCATTGTACTCTTACCAACTCTGCGGTTCAACCTCTTGATTTGGTCTTCAACGTCAAACTTTACAAAGAATGCCGACTCACGTAGTTCGGTATGTGATGGTGTCTTGGTCGTGTCAAAATAGATTGCCGCCATGCTCAGTATAACCGAGTTGGACTCTTTACCTAGTGTCTCCACATCAAATATAAACATTATTACCTTTTCTTAAAGTTATCAATTTCATCAACCCATGCCTTTGTTTGGTCAAAGGATTTCTCTTGTATCGTTGGCTCTTTGTACGTCTTACGAGGACTTGAGCACATCGGACAATTAGGCACACCACAGTCCAATGCATGATGCTTGACTAGTTTGTGCGGTTCTTTTATCTCTATGCCATGTGCCTTAGCAATCTTAACTTGTTTTTTAATTGCAGTATCATCAGCATGTAGCCGACTGCTATGTTTGTCTCTGTCTTCTTGCTTGCTCATATAACCATCCTTATTTCTTGGTTTGTAACTCTGCAATACGGCTGCGTAACTCACTTGTGGAATATTTGTGTGTGCGTTTATTGAAGTAAACCTCAATCGGCAGGTCGTTGCCAGTGAATGGTTTATCTTTATAATCCTCACCTAGAATACGAACATCAATATTGTATGCTTTTAGAATTTGAATCAAATCATCTTCTGAGGCATATACCACTATCTCATCAATATACTTGACCGCTTCAAGTTGAATGAACCTCTCAGTTATACTCTGTACAGGTTTATTCTTTGTTGCACGGTCAATAGTGGGATCGGTTTGCAGGCCAACGATGAGGTAATCACATTGTGCCTTGGCCTCTTTGAGCATTAGAATATGACCTGCATGTAACAGGTCAAATGTTGAACATGTAAACCCTATTCTCATAGACCAAACTTATTTTTAATACTGGTAACACATCGTTGCTTTGTACCACCAATCATACCCTTGTCAAAAGAAGTGTATGCATGGGTTTCATCGGCATCTCTAACTGCATATATGCATTCCTCAACTATCAGTCGGCATAGTTTGTTCAGGCAGGCTTGTGCTTGGGGGTTGTTCGGTAGATGGTAGTTTATCTCCGACTGCTCTATCAAATGGTTCATAATGTTTAATCTCATATGGTATGAATGGCGGCCTAGGTTTGGCTAACAATTCATCTAATTTAAATTTGAATCTTGGTTGCATTATACACTCTTTTTTGTGATATAGTGGCAATAATATGTAGGCAACCAAAAAGAAACCCGCCGAAGCGGGTTGTTATACTTAGTTATTAATAACTAAGTATAATTATAGGCGGGTTGGTTTAAATCTCATTCCAGTCGTGAGGGTCTAGTTCTATGACAAGGTTTATAAAGTCTACCGCATCATTTTCACTACTAAATTCTCTAATGACCGTTTGGCCTGTATACCTTGAGGTAAACACCAACATTATGTGGTCATCGTTATAAATTGAAAACTTAATAATCCAACCATTACGCTCGGTTGGTGCCCACGATTGTGCCGTGAAAGCTATATCCATGAATTTCTTGGATGGTCTATGTGCAATTAGTCTTTTCATATGTCCCGGTCTCCTCAGGACATATGTATATGCAATTAAAGCTTGATGGCTTTGGCTGCCTTCTCGGCAACTTCTTTCATTGCTGTTGTAGACAGCTCAACCACTTCATTGGTTGTACGGTTCACTTGTTTTGTGAATGTGCGTTGTGCTTCAACGAAATCTTTAATAGATTCTTTGATTTTGTCATCAAACACGAATGTGTCAACGACCTTGTTTTTTGCATCTTGTACTTGGTCAACGAAGTAGTTTGCAAAATATAATGGTGTGAAAATAGAATTGGCCATGGTTTATCTCCTTAGACGATAGTTGAATTAACGGCGGGTTGCACCGTATTTGAAGTCTCGGTATTCCTTAGTGAAACTACCGAGGGTTGCAAATGCTTTGTAAATGGTATGTAAAATGTTTTTCACAGATATGCCTTATGTTGGTTACGTTCAAACTCTCTAACATAGTGTTCCAATTGTGACGAATCAGTTACATTACGGCTAGAAAGATATCTGTCCAAGCGTGATTGGTAACTGTTGCCTTCAAAGAAGGAGAATAGGTAAGAAATGAGTCCGAACATAAGTGTTTACGATATTAGTGATTATACTACTATATATGTTGCAATGCAACAATTTTCACTAGAGTTCGGACTCTATTGCCTCAGTCTATGGCATCTTCATATTGTAGTTTGGCAAGAATGTAGTCTTTCACCAATGATGAGCGTACAATATCATCAGGTGTAAACTCAATGCGAGTGAAGGCATTCATGTGGTGTGCCACATCAAAGAATTTAAGAATGCCTGATACATCATTCTTCTTCTTATTCAGGTCGGTCTGCCTGTAGTCACCACACCAAATAATCTTTGAACGATAACCAACACGGGTCATTACTGTATCGATTTCTTCAAAGGTCATATTCTGCATCTCATCTACAATAATAATGGCATCATCAAAGGACATACCACGAATGAATGATGTAGATATGAATTCAATGTGGCCTTGTTCCTCTAGTCTATCCCATGCATCCTTACGACCAAATAGTGTCTCACAGATTTGGCGATAAGGTTGTTGATAGATTTCCATCTTCTCATTCACATCACCTGGCAGGTGGCCAATCTCACGGCTTTGTACAGCAGAGCGTACAACAATAATCTTACCAAATGGATTGGACTTATCCATCACTTCTTCAATGGCTTTATACAATGCACAGAATGTTTTACCTGTACCTGCAACACCATGTAGTGCTACAAAATAATCTCCTCGTTTGTATGCATCAAAGAATAGTCTTTGATT